TCTGCCGTATTCAAAATTGTAATCTGCATAGATGTTGTACTTGCAGGCGATTTTAATTCTTTTAAACGTTTTACGATAGTAATATTATCAGTTGATTCTAAACTATATGTACCAGTGTCAAAAATCGCAGGAAAGCGATCTGCATCTTTAAAAACAGATCCTTCTGCAATTTCAATATGATCTCCATTACCACCACCGGTTTGAATATATTTTACATCAGCAAATGTCTTTCCAGGAGTAACCATATTGATACCTGAAAGATATATTTTTGTAGGAGTTATATTTCTAACCCACGCTTGACCAATATCAACATTAGAGGCGTCTTGTAAATCATATGTTGCGTTATCAATATCAGGGATACTTGTATTTGTACCACCAAATGCAACAATGTCTACATACCCGCCATAAGATTGGTTAATAGGCTGCGCTTCTGTAGTTTCAGTTGTTGTTACTGGGTCAATTCTAAAATCTTGCTGACCTTTATTTTCTACGCGGTGGCCTTTAACATATGCAACACCGGGATTAACAAGCATTGTAAGATCGCCATTTCTGCGATCAGGAACAACATTAAATTTTTCTACGACATAGTTACCTGATTCTTCATACGTACGCTTGGCCATTTCTTCGCCGATTACGTTATATTGAGATACATCTCTGAGAAGTACCGCATCACCGTTTTGATAACGAATAAGAGTAAAGAAGTCTTTATCAGAATTAGCAGTCGCTGTTGGAAGCACTGTAAGAATAGGAGTTAACTTTAATCTGTCTGCACCAGGAGCATTATAGTTTTTAGATCCTAATGCGTTATCAAACAGATTACTATCACCTAATGAATCAATAAGCTCTTCTTGAACTTTATATCCTACTGAAACATCATTAGGCGCGTTTGAATATTTTTCAACAATTAAAGTTTGCGTGCTTGTAAAAAGAAAATGACCTTTTTGGAAAACAATACCAGGAGCACTTTGTATACCAAACGCGTTTCCTGTTGCATTTACTTGGTCTGTTACGTTACAAGTTTGCACAATATCTGGCCCAGGCGCTGTTGGGTGTGGTTGTCCTCCAACAAATTTGTAGCGAATAATATTTAATTCTTCGCCTTCCTGAAACACTTTTCTGTAGTCTGCGTTTACAACATCTTCATTAGCATTTAAATAATTAACCCAAAAAGTATTAAGATCAGGTGGCCGTGTTTCGTAACCGATTTGTGCTGAAATAATATTAGCTTTAAGTCCGTTAATCAAACCTTCTACTTGATATATAATATCAACTTCAGTATCAACACCGCTTATGTCTTCAACGACAGTTACTGGTTTATACAGCTCAGGATCAAACCCGGTTTTGTTATTTAGCTTAACATATTTTAAATCGTTAAGATTTGTAAAAGTAGAACCTTTAATGATGCTACCTTCTTTAAATATATTATCGCCAAACTGTTCAATTTGGTTTTGCAATATCGTTTGCAATTGTGTAAGCTCACGAGCCTGAACCGCATACGCCGGTTTAAACAAAACCTTATAGAATTGATTTTCTATATCATAGTCATCATAATAAGGTGATATATTTAAATCTGTGTTAATAGGCATCTATCTTAATTCCTTAAAATTCTAGCACGAGTTTGTACTCTTCACGGGAGGAGTTGTTACGTGTAAGAGGAAATAAATCTTCCATAAAGTACACTTCTCCGGTTCTTTGTTTATACGCTGATTCGGTTATATTATCTGCTACTGGTGTATTTATATTAATTGTCTGACCTGTTGGAGTCGTTAACGGATAAAGTTCACTAAGTGCAATATCAGATCCAGGCTGATTTGCATAAGGTCCCATATACCCATCAAGATATATCGTGTTCGCAGAGTAATCAAGTTCATGAACGGTAGCACTAAATATTACTTCGTTATTGACATCTATTTGCTGTAATACAGTTCCGGCGGATACAGCTTTTGCAATATCGTTAGTGACAATCGCAAGTCTGTTGTCAAAAATATTTGGACCTTCTGTAGGATATAAAATAGCATCAAACTCAGGATCTTTGATAATACCAAGTTGTGAATAACTACCTGTTGCACCAATTGCATTGTTATCTGCTTCTGTAACATAACCGTAAAGAAGAATATGTTTACATTTAAATTCATCTACTGGGTTTGATCCGTGACCACCCCTTGGAGATAATATTGGGCGAAGGGTTGCGCGTACTTCAATGCTTGCTTCTGACTCAGGATCAAAATCGTATAGTGGATCTATAATTTCAGCACTTGCACGAGTATAATCACTACCTGCGTTAATCATTCTAATTTTTGTAATGGTTCCATTATTGTTTATTACCGGGATAGCGGTTGCTCCTGTTCCATCGCCTGTAACTTCAATTCTAGGGTACACAGCCGCTGTTCCATTTTTTGCATCGCCAGGAAGGCGTGGATTATCGGCATCTAACACAACAGTAAATTCGCCAGTACCGTCAATAGAATTATAGCTGTATGAAGTAATTTTTCTAACATACGACTCGCCACTTACATCAGTTACATATAAAGTCATTCCTGCATAATAGTTTGCAATTTCAGATAAAGAATTATCATCGCAAATGATTAAGCCAGCGTTATCAGGCGCTTCGGCAACATTCATTCCTGTAACACTAAAATATCCTTGGTTAGCATCTACGTTTGTAATTAAGATTTGGTCAACTACAGACCCTGTAAAATTAGACGGGTTAGACGCAACTGGATCTACCTCAAAGGCGCCGCCGATTGGAATATAGCCAATAGCGTTGTATGCTTCAAAATCCGATTGAGTTAAAGCAAACATATATTTCCAAACATAACCATCTGCTGTTTCATAAATTTGTTCTACGTCTGATGCAACAAAAGGTGGAGGACTTGTAACTTTACCACCATTGTTATTATTTAAACATTTATAAATTCTATAATCACCGGTGTCATTAACGTTTGGCCCAACAGTTGCGAAAAACTTTTGGTCTTCTAAATCTGTATTGTCATCGTATTGAACAAATACTTGGCCTTCTTGCCACGGATAATATTTAATCATGAATTTGGTATCAGATGTTAAAATCTTTTTACCGAATAAAACGTTATCTAAAAATTGTATTTCTGAAACTTTAGTATTAGCCGCTGAAACCCGCGAAAGTGGATCTGTTGTAAGCGAAGAAACAAAAACATAGAATTCATTAGATGCTAAATCATTATAAAATAATCTTAGCAAATCTGTTTTATATTTTGTAGTTAGAATTTCTGTCATGTCACTTCCACTCTTTCTTAATATTTATATACAATTTTAGCCTCTTTTTCTAATTTTAGTTCGAGGATAAACTGCGCCTGTGGTTGGGCGTGGTTTAAAATTTCTTTGTGGATACGCAAAACCTTCTTCAGGTCTTTGGTTAATCCATCTTAGTATTTTATTTGGGCCACCTTGTAAACTTGTTAAGTCCATTGGGTCGTCAGCTCCGCTATCAAACATCTTATCGTCGGAAGCATTATCAATTATCCATTGCTGGGCCTCGGCCTGAGTCATATTTGGCCAACTTTCAGCTAAGATAGCCAAAACGCCTGCCACTTGCGGGCTAGCCATAGACGTTCCATAATATTTTGCGCCTTCGTAATTACTATCTCTTGAGTCACTATACGGTCCGTAAGTTGCGTACTGATTTGTATTTAATGAGCTTTGGATTGTTTCACCTGCTGCATAAATATCAACTTGAGAACCTGTATTTGAAAAGCCTGCTTTCTTTTCGTCAGTGTCGTTACTCAACGCGCCAACAACAATTACTTCTGCTTTACCGGCTGCAGAACCTGTACCTCTATGAGTGTAAACTGTTTGCTCGTAGTCAAATCCAAAAAACGTATAAGGCCAATATACTTTGTTATTATAATCTTGGTCAGTACTATTAGTAATTTTACACCGATCATTTCCAGCGGCCGCTACAACAATAATCCCGTCATCTATAGCATCTTGAATATCTGCAAACCTTGATGTAAAATATGCTTGAACCGTTGGCGTATCATCGGTTGTGTATATACCACGAGATGTATAATCAGTCTCAGCTAAAGCACTTCCTTTATCATATTCCGTTCCTCTATAGTTGATTTTTTCAGGTGCGCTATACGCAGCTCCACTACTTGCGGTATATGCTTGAAGTGTTACAGTTGATCCGTAACTATGATTTGTGATTGTAGGATTTTTTCTACCAGTTGCAGGGTTTACCGCCTTAGCATTATGCCATGCACGTACGTAATCCCAATAAGTAGATGAACTTAAACCGTTTGTTCCGAAGTTTTGGTTTGTGCCATAAATACTGATGTTGTAAATATTTGCGTCACGAGCCCACCCTTGTTTATTTCCAGCAACTGTGCCAGCAACGTGTGCGCCGTGATTGTTATCATCAGTACGATCTGGAATTCCGTCACCGTTATTATCTGGATAAGTTCCATCAACATATGGAGTATAGACGTAAGTACCAGTTCCTGAACCAATATCGTTTTGGAACCAATTATATTGATTAACTCTTGATCCACCTGTGCCGTCAGGATTGACAGCAAATTCTGGATGTAATGGATCGAAATGTCCATCAAATATTACAACGTCTACGTTTTTTCCTGATGCTGTTATATTTACATCACGCGTTTTACTTGACGTTCCAGGAAGACCCCAGTTTGACAAATTGTCTTCTATCGTATGTCTTAATATACCCCAGTTAATATGATCTGCAGATCCTGAAGTTGTTTTATCAAAATCACCGGTAAACTCATATGTTGGAACATTTTCAATCATGTCTGCCATGTCGACATCCCAAACACGTTCATCTTGTTTAACAAGTGCCGCTTCTGCTGGTGTCAACATGTAATGGGTGTTACGACTAATAGATCTTCTTTTTTCAACACCAACTGCCCTATCAGGAATAAACAAGTTTCCACCAGGAGTTTCCATATCATTATAGAAATCTTCTAGGTCCTCATGATTATGAAGAGTGACAATCCATTCGAGTGTTGGATCTTCCATATTATGCCTCTAAGCTTAAGTGCGTTATCGTAACATCAATATTTGCTGTCCCACCGCTATCATTTGTAATTGCGCATGGAAGCGTATTACCAGTGCTACAATAACCAATAACCGCAGGGCCAAATTTAACAGTTTCGCTTCCTGTTGTAATTACTTCGGCAATTACTCCTGCGTCAGGCGCTGGGTCATTACCTCTTGTTCTTGATGCATCGGCAGTTCTTGACGCGGTGTCAATATACAATCTTACCCAGGCTGCGTCTGATACTTCAATTGAATATAGAACAAATGTTTTTGCTGCGGAAAGATCAAAGTTTGCAGTAGCTCCATCAGCCATCCCGCTGTTAAGAGTATTAGTTGAAGTACGTGTATTTAGTCCGCTTCCACCTGATGCGCCTGCAGCTGCTTCAATTTCAATATCACCAATCATTGAACCATGAACAGTACAAATATACTTATAAGTACCACTAATTGTTCCTGGGACTTTCCAATATAATGTGCCAGCGGTTTTGCCTTGCGCAGCTGAGCCAGTTGTTGTAGTACCATCAGTTCCAATGTGAATTAAGCCGTCGTTATACGCTGCGCCGCCTGCTGTTTCAATTTGGAATGGATGTGAACCTGTTACACCTGTTAAATCAAATGCAATTGTTTCGCCTGCCCTTACATGGATTGTTGGGTTATCTGCAGTACCGTAAATATCTGAACGATATGATGAAGAGCCATTAGGAGTCATCACAT